GTGATGGAGTATTTATAGCTCAAGTTCCAGATGTAACTAAAGGTCATTGGAATGATATAGCGGCTATGTCAGATTTAAAACAAAGAGTATCAGCAGCTTCTGATGCACAACAAGGTGTACCAACAGCAGATGGAATTAGAACTGCTACAGAAATTGCTCGTCTGACACAATTAGGTTCACAGCGTTTAGGTGTACTAGCTAGAATTATGTCAGCAACAACAGTACGACCAATGGTTAGAATGATGGTACAAAATTTACAAGATGCTGTAGCTATCGAAGGTTCATTAAAGGTAGATGTAGATAAAATGCCAGGTGAACTTGTTAAGCAAATCGAAGATGGATATTTAGACTTTGATGTTTCGGCTCTACAAGGAAATATAGATTACCTAGTTATTGACGGAACTTTACCAGTTGAACCATCTAGAAATGCAGAGACTTGGATGAATATGTTACAGGTCGTTTCACAATCAGGACTACAAATGGAATACAAAACTGGTAAGATTGTGGAAGAAGCAATTAGAGCTATGGGTGTTTCAGACATAGAACAATTTAAAATATCTGAAGCAGAAAAAGAAATGGGACCGACACCATCTCAACAGATGTCAATGATGGAAGCACAAAAAGGTGTATCCACAGATGTTATGTCTCAAGAGGCTTTAATGAAAGAAGCTGATAAAGGAAACATAGTTCCAATGCAACAAGGAAGAGGATAGTATGGCAAATAAATCAAATGGCTTATCACCGAGTACAAAATTAACTCCTATTGATAAGGAGTATATAAAAGCTCTGATTGATGAAGCTATGGAAAAATTAACTCAAGATGTTAAGAACGATTTAGATAGCACAAAGGTTGAACTTAATACAAATAAAGGTTCTTCGGATAATTCTAAATTAGACAAAAAGGTGGACGACATACAGAGCGAATTAGATAAACTAAAAATACGATATGAAAAAGATGATAAATATACGATGACAAAAGCTCGTATAATTGATTTCATAGAGAGAAATAGGATTGAATAATGACAGTAGTACCTACAAAACCAAAGTCGGAACAGCTAGAATTTAGGTCAGCTAAAACTGGTGTCCATAGTCTTGATGACTATTTGGAAGCCTGTGAACTTGGTACAGGTTCTAATGTAAAAACCCTACCTAATGTTTTAGGTACATTATTTGATGCGACTACAGGGTCAGTTATATCAACAGCAGTACAATTTAGGGTAAAACCTGCTGATGTAAATAACACATTACAGGCTAGATTTGGCACATATACTAACGCAAATACAGGCTGGACTGACTTAAACCAAAGTATCTTTAGACAAAAAGGGTCTTGGGCAGCAAACACATATTATGATAGATTAGACTTTGCAGAGGACGACAGTAAGTACTGGGTATGTCATACAGCACATACTAGCACAGGTACGCAAATCGACCAAAGCAAGTTTAACGTAGTGTTTGATGGAGCGCAAGTTCTTACAGAGATACAAACATTTAATCAAACTACTGCACCAAGACTTAAAGATTTGGAAAATGAAGTTTTGCTACAGCTAGGAATTGTATAATAAAGGAGTGATACAAAAATGGCAATGAACACATTAAAGGAAGTTGTAGAGGCGATAAAAACTCGTTCTAAAACGATAGCCAACACAACAACAGGTACGGTTGCAGGTTCAACTGCAAACGATATGGTCTATATTGCAAAAGCAGTAGAGGCAATAACAGGTGCAGATGCACTACTTCAACTTTTCGATGAAGCAAACGAACCAGCGAAAGTTTTAGATTATTCAACAGCGACATCAGGCGTATGGACGCTAACAATAGATGATATCTCTAAACCAGTAATCAGGTTTACACAGGCTACCACTCCTAGCCAAAGTGAACTTGGTGTTGTTGTTCCAAATAGAGCATTCACTACTGTTATCAAAAACACAACTACTAAAGATATACGAGTAAAATATTCTGGTGCAACTAATGCTAACACAGCAGTTGTCAAGCCAGGTAAAACTGGTTGGTTAGTTGGTGACTATGCATCTACAGGAACTTCAAAAGTAGAACACGTAGTAGACGTTGAAGCAATCACTTCTGCTTTAACAACTGTTACAACTACTCAAGGAGATATGATTTACAATCAAGCTCCTCCTGCTGAAACTACTTTTAACATTGTAGTTAAAACTACTACAATCGGTGGACAAAACACTTTCCAGTTTAAACTACCAAGCGAAAAAGCATATCAAACACACGTTGATTTTAAAATCTTTAGAGGAAAAACTTATAACTTCGATGTGTCTGATAGTTCAATGACAGGTAAACTTCTTAAGTTTTCTACAACTAAAGACGGAACACACGCTACTCCAGCAGGAACAGAACTTTTAGACTTTGCTCCAACAGATAGCACAAACGATATTACTTACACAGGAACTGCTGGTCAGACTTCTGCTAAAGTAATGATTGTTGTACCTGCAAATGCAACAGCAGATGTTATCTATCCATATGATGCAACAAGTTCTGCTACAGGTGTAGGTGGAGAATCAATGTTTGAACTTGTTACTGCAACTGGAGAAGCTAGACTTCCAATCGGTATGACTGGTACTGCTCTAATAGCTGAATACGGAGTTCCAACTTGGGAACTTGTAGGTAAAAAAGCAGGTCACGTTTACAGACTAGGTAATGATATTACTTGTCGTGTTGCTGACCCTAAAGCACCAGGTTATCCAGAAACAGCAAACAATGGATATACTAGAAATCACTTCTCATTAATTTCAGAAGTAACTGATTCTACTAATTTCCCACTACACGCAAACAAAGGTATCTATCCAACAGATATGCCTTGTAGAGATAAAAGAGTATATCGTGGTGGTGACTGCGTAGTTCAGTACGAAGATGGTGGACATAAACAAGCATTCTGGTGGGGTGGTTCAACTAACTACAGTATGCCAGACCCATCTAATGGTGCTAAAACAGGATTTAATCCACACGCTTACAAAGACCAAACAAAAGGTTATGACCAATTTAGTTATTCACAGCAGAATGGAAACGTAGTTCAATCAACTCGTTCTTACAATTCTTCTTACTACCTAGATGACAAAGGTCAAATGTGGGCAGGTGGATACAATAATAATAAACAATTAGGTGTTGGACACGCTACTACAGAGTACAGAGTTGTACCAGTACAATTTCCAGGTACAGCAGATAGAATAATTTACTATGCTCCAGCAGGATATGGTTCAACTAACCAAACAACACTCGCTCTTGATGCTTCAGGAAAAGTATGGGCTTGGGGATACAATAATGAGAACCAATGTACTTCTTCTTCAACATCAACTCAAGGTATACCATTACAGATTACAGGTCTTTCAGGTAAGGATATAAAAGCAATTCAAGTAATTGATTCTGCTTCTCCAACTTGTTATGCGTTGTCAGGTCCGAGCGATGGTTACAAACTATATGCTTGGGGATACAACAACTCAAATCAATGTGGTAATGGTACTACAACAGCCGTAGCCGCTAACGCACCAGTTCAACTTGAAGCTGGAACTAACAAAAAGATTGTTAAGTTCGCCGCAGCTGGTGGAGGTAATAGTGGTGGAGTAATGATACTTAACGAAGATGGATTGTTATACTATTGTGGATACAACAATACAGGACAAGCTGGAGACAACAATGCTTCAGGAAACAAAACAACTCCTACTCTTGTAAGTACATTTAACTCATCAACAGCAGGTCTAAAAGTGTTAGATATGTGGCAGGGTACAAGTTATGCACAAGCTAGTTGGTACGCAACTACAGATAACGGAGACTTCTACAAGTGGGGTCCGAACTCTAACGGACAATCTGGAACAGGTTCTACGTCTGGTTCTCAAAACGTACCAGTTAAAGATGCTTCATTAAAATGGGTATCTAAAGTAGTATCTCCTTTTAACACTACATCAACTTCATACTACTATGGAACTACTTGGTGTATTGCTCACGATAATGAGGAAGACTTTAAAAACAAAGTTAATGGAACCATATATGGATGGGGATACAACCAGTATGCTAAAGGTATATACGGAGTAGCAACAGGTGTTACACATAGTTCACCAACTGCTGTACCAATGCCTTATGGTTATCAAGGTTGTGTAAGAGACATTGATATTAATGGTTATGGACAAAGTTCTACTACAGAAACTGGGTTCAATATATTAATGATGGACGGAACAATGTGGACTAATGGAACTTGTAATAATTTCCAACAAGGTTTCGCAGATAACACATCAACGTATGCACCGTCTCGTAAAATGCCAACAAGGCAATAGGGGGTATAATGCTTAACGACAAAGTAACAATTTACAAATTTCCTTTATCAGGCGAAAACGATTTTGACACAGGAGATGATACATTTGAATTTGTAGGAGCTTTCAGGTTTGCTGGTTCTTGCTATATTTTCGTTCCTAAAGCGAAAGAAAGTAAAGTAAAAACACAACCTACTAAAGCAAAACTAACTAAAGTTACTAATCTAAAAGAAATAGCTTCTTTCTGCTGTAACTCTGGTATTGACGTACACCCACTAGGATTAAGTGATGAAAAACTTGCTTCTTTCAAACTTTGGGGATATGATTTACTTGATGAATATACAGATAAAGCAGGTATCGAAAAGGCTAGTAACGAATGGCTGAACGCTCTATAGAAGAGATAAAGCAAAGTATAGCTTTAATTAAGAACCTACAAAAAAATGATGGCTGGAAATATCTTTCCAAGTTAATGGAAGATGAGATACTTCAAGCCGCATATAATCTTTCTGCTGACCCTAATATGTCAAAGGATGAGATTAACTGGAGACGAGGAGCTTTATGGGCTTCTCGAAAATTGGTAGAAATGCCAAATGTTTTAGAGATAAAGTTAAAGAATGATTTAGCATTTGCAACTTTAGACGAAACAGAAAAAGATAAAGTAAAGGGCGCTTCGGCTCCCATAAACAAATAAGCCTCGCTATGGCTAGGAACGGAGAATAAAAATGGCAAAAAGACCACAAGATGAAGCACAAGTATCAACACCTGATGCTCAAATAATAGACAAATTAGCAAACGACAAACTAGGAATGGCAAATCAACAAGCCGCTCAACAAGCTCAACAGCAACAAGATGCTATGGCTCAAGTTGCTCAAGAGGAAGGGACAGCCGCAAAGACAGACGAAGCCAAACCAACACCACAGGAACAGACTGCTGAAGCAGTAAGTCCAAAAACAGAAGGTGATAAGCAAAAAGAAGAAAGTTTCATTAAAGTCCAGATGGGCGAGAATGATGCTGATATGCGTACACTTTCAGAAAAACAAATAAAGGACACATACAAAAGGTATAGTGACCTTAACTATATGCACCAAACACAAGTTGCTCCAATGAAACCTGTGTTGGATTTCGCAAACCAGATAGCCGCTGAAGTCGCTAAAGATGGAACGAATGTAAAAGCAGACGATATTGTACAATTCTTAAGTGCAGCGTCTCAAGCATATATGAAGAACCCTACAATGGGTGGTCAGAAAGACCCAACACCAGATAGTGCAGGTATTCCACTAGGTGAAATACAAAACGAAATGACTAAATGGGAAGAAGAGAATGCAATATCTTTGCCTCCTAAATACAAGGAAGCCGCAGGAATGATGGAAAAGATAACGCAGGATAATGCTCAATTAAAAGCAATGGTACAACAATTAGCTCAACAATCTCAAGGTTTGGCTCAAGGTACTCAACAGCAAGTAACACAAGCTGGTGAGGCTCAAAACCAAGCAATGAGACAAATGGCGGCTAATAACCTAAATCAAGCTCAATCTAAATATCAACTACCAGACGATATGGAACAACAATTTTTTAACTTTGCCTTTGGTAGAGGATATACAATAGAAGATTTTATAGACCCATCACTTACAGACCAAGTTGTTGGTGACTTTAAAAATAACGTAAATAGTCCAGAGATGGCTAGGTTACAGGAAATGGCAAAAAGAAGGCAGTCATTTACAGG